ATTTAATTCAGTTGCTTTTTTTGATTTTAGATTAAATATTTCCTTAGCTTTATTAAATAATTCGGGATTATATTCCTTAAATATAACCACAGGAATTTGTAATAATTTATCTGTAATAACATCTGGTATATTAATACCAATCTATTTTGCAAACAACATTCCTCTAACGTGACCTGGAATCACCTTATAATTATCCAAATTTAATTGAGTAATACTTTTTGGTGTCCCAATATCTTCTAATGGAAACTTACGCATTTCTTCATATTTATCTAATAGTTCTTCTTTGGTTAATTTACTATATAACTATTTTTTGAAGAAATCAGATAGTGTAGGTTTTACACTTTGAGGAGTATCTGATCTTGCCAATTCAATACCATGAAAAACTTCATTATCATTAAAATCTACTCCATAATATCTTTTTTTAACTCCAAATAATCTCAATTTCTTAAATATTTTATCAACATCTACCTATAATGTATTCTGTATTTTATTTTTTTCTATATTACAAAAAAGAGTTAAAATACGATCTAATAGTTGATTATTAATATGTTTAGAAAGTATATTCTACATCTGTTCTATTTCGTCTTTATTTGCATTTTCTTTATGTTTATAATTATTTAATACGGAAAACTAACTATCGGTATCGCCATATATAACAGTAGCTCCCGTAGGTGAGGTATTTACAAGATCTACACAAGTTGTTAGCATATACCTACTCTATGCAGTAACACTACCCGAAACAGTAACATCAAATAATGGTGAAAACCTATAACCCAAATATCCATAAATCGAATTAATAATAATTTTATAATTCCATTGCTTGAGATCATATTCTACTTTATTTGGATCATCATCCTACGCTGTTTTATATAAACGTTTATATTCCATTCGCTTATCAATCAACATTTTTACTGCCTTAGGTATCATACCCATAAAATCTAATCTATAACCTACTTTTTCTCCATCCATAACAGATGTAAGATCAGAACATGGTATTCCTTTCTGTTTAGCTTCATCTAACTATTTACCCTTTAATAGAGTATCTGGACTTATATTAAAAGTAATAATAGTATTTGGGTATAGACTAGCATAGTCTAATACAACTACATTATCAAATGTTTTATCTTCTGGATCTAATACAATAGCACCCTGATAACCAGCATTACCCTAATATCTAACATATGAAGGTATAACAATATTATCATTAAATGTAGAATGATATATCATCTATTCTACCATTCTAGATGTGTGCATAATTTGTGATAAAGGAATTTTTACTAATTCTTGTAACGCTGTTATCATTTTTATAAGCCGTTTAGAATTTTCCAATTCTACCAATACTTCTACGTCTCTAAATATGTAATCAATAAACTTTTGAAAGTCATCATAATAATTTAAAAATCCCTTACTTTCTGTCTTACCTGATATTCCCTCAAATTTAGCTACACCATCAAGAGATTTAGAAGGGGGATTCTTGCCTGAATATTTTAAATATAAATCCATATAATCTATCAATTCAATTCCTGGCATTTTATTAAAATGCTATACTTCTCCATTATTACTTTTCTTAATATAAATATCTGCTTCTAATCCATCAATTAATGACATTTGAGACTAATCATTTAATTCATTCTTAACCTTATTTATAAGAAATGGAATATCAAATTCATTTGAATACCACCCACTTATTACATAAGGTTCTGTATCCTTCAATAACTATACAAAAAATTTTATTAATTGTTTTTCGCTTTTAAATATTTGGATTATTTTATTATCATCTTGTGTAAGTTGTTCGGTACGATTGCCGTCTGGATCGACTACAAGTGCAATATATTTTTTAGCAAGACTGTCATATATTGTAATAGATATTAATTTAGAAAGTGCATTATCAACTATTTGTTGCATAGACAAATCAGAATTAGAACTAAAATTATCTATTTCTATATCTAAAAACCATATTCTAACCCTGCTATTATTTATCGTTATATTAGGATCAGTTAGAATCCCATATCTAAATATATTTTCACCATATATTACCATATCCCTACGTTTTAATTCTTTTAGCTAATCAAAATATGGTTTAACAGACTATTTAGTATTATCAAATTTTATACCCACTAATGGCTTATGTAAATAATTCATATAATCTGTAATGATCTCAGTATGCTTTGATAATTTTTCTAACGAACCAAATTTTGATTTCATTACATTAAAAATTGTAGATTTTGTAGATTCGTCAATATCTACAAAAAACATTTTATCTAAAAATATGTGAGACCACCTACCATTCTATTTTTTATAGTAGGCAGTCCCAAGATTATCATACCAATAATTTTTTATTTCCATTGCTACTCCTTAAAATTTTTGCAGTTGTTTTACTCCAATTATAAGACCATTTTCATCCCGTATTACACTAGATGGGGAAGTATCAGGGGAAACTACATCTGGTCTGTGTGTAAGAGCTTGTGCTACAAAGCTGCTCACTATAAATATAGTATTTGGTTTTGGATTTGGCATATTTTCCACTTGACCAAGTTCTGTTTTCATTACGGGTATACCATTTATCGTACCAAGATTAGTTACAGTCGATTTTACCCGCGGTATAATTCCTGATGGCGGGATAACTATTGGTTCTTGATTATCAGTTACAATTACTACTTCATGCGGTGTGCAATTTTCTAATGTTACATTAGTTAATTCCATTATTCTTTCCCTCCTTAAATTGATTAAATTCATCATATCTTATGTATGATTCTTTGAAAAATTTATTAAGAACCTCTATCAAAATTTCTTTTCTCTCTTCAATTTTTATATAAATTCATCCTTTAATTGTTTAACAATAAACTATTGATGATGGTCTCCATAATAGTTTAGTTTTATTATAACTAACTTGAAAATTATCATCAAATGTTGTTCTCAGTGTAATACATTTTGCTTTCAATGATCGTATAGATCCTATAACTATACCTAATCTTCTGTGTTCTGCTTTAACAATATCCCAATGTTTAAAACCATTCTTTTCTGTACAAGTCTTTGTTGGATTATCCTCCCATATTTTAGTTCGTCTCGGTATTATCATATACGGCTTACACATATAATTATTTGCTCCAATCATAGCTGAAGCATCATAATGGTGATCTTTTTCTAATCCAAGTGTTTTTCTAACCATTGCTGTCATCCAACCATAACAAATTTCTACTTTAGAAAAAATCTTTTTTAACTCATTAAATAAATACCATTTTCCCTGTTGAAGATATGCTGGATACTTAAATTGCTTAGGTTTTATAGTCAAACTAAACAATCCTTTATGTAAATTAGAATGACAAACATTACATAAAGTTACTCCATTACTAACAGCATTACTACCACCATTTGATTTATAAATAATATGATGGGCTTGCAAATTTTCAGTAGCACCACAATGTTGACATTTATAACCATCTCTCCAAATAACTTTCTGTCGCCAAGTATTACCCTCATAATCAGATTTCTGATATTCTTTTCCAATTAATTTATATCCTTTTGCCATTGATGAAGTATCAAACTGCCCTTGTTCAATAACACATTCAGTAATATTAATTCTCTTTTTTAAATCATTTATAACTCTTATAATAGAATCCTTTTTATGTTTAATACTCGGTGGAATCCAACCTTTTGTTACACGATTCAAAAATCTAGCTTGTCTGTGTCTTAATTTTCTACTTCTACGAGTTCTTCTATATTGAGATCTTTGTAACAACTTTCTACTAACATCTTGTCTTAATTTAATATTGCCAGCAAAAACAACATCATTTTTATGAGCTATGGATATTCCAACTTCTTTTGCCCCATCATCAATACCAATTTTAAATTCCCCTACTGGATTGACTATTTTTCTGTTTAACTGAATAGTAAATGGAACAACAGAATAAACTTTAGCCTTTCCCTGCTTCAATAAAATCCTAGCTCTTGCACTATTTGTTGGTAGTAATGGCGTTCCTTCACTATCTATTACAAAAACAAGCATTTAAGCTGTCTCCTTTCGGTTATTATTGCTCTCGACAAACTGCGTCCTGCCTCTTAACGATAGATTGAGCATTCTCACTATCTCACAGTTGCTACGGACTGAGCACATCCGTAGGTGTTTAACAGGAACAGGTAGCTGAACTAACTCACGGTTAGCAGTAACCGCTTAACAACCAGCTTAGTCTCAGAGCTTTGATTGCTGTACAATCAGTTTCTAACATCTGCTAATTAAGCTCCTTACTTCTATACTACCACACTTTTAATATATATA